CGTTCTTGAGAAGGGTTTCTTCCAAAGGGTATTCCTCTTCCAAAACAGCGTCAGCATAGAGACGAGGCAGACTACCAGCGAGCATAGGATGAGTGGGGCATACGTCCCCGTGCCGGATAAGATATGGTCGTATGACGATCTTGCTGCTTCAATCAGGCAGACCGGCGACATCATCCGTGGCAGGATTCTCAAGGCAGCGGAAATGAGCGAGGAGGATTACGCCAAACTCAGCGATGTGGAGAAGGAGAGGCTGGCGATAAAGCACAGATACGATGTGTTTCAAGTGTCTGCCAACTTCTACCCTGCATTGCTCAATGCAGTGGATGACTATTACGCTCTAGTGAGACAGGTAAGAAATGAAAACATAAGAGAGACGGCCATGTCGTTCCTCCCGAACGTTGAGAATTACACATTGATATTCACCAACTTGATTGCTGCTACAATGGGTTCAACCAAGTTGACCAGCGATCATGTCATGATGGCAACTGAGATCATCTTCGACAATCTGAACAACCTGTTCATGTGGCTTGAGGATAAGGAATCATACAGGGAAGCCAAGAAGACTGAAGGGAACCTGAAGAAGTGGAAGGTGGCATGGAAGAAGTGTCACAAGATGGTTAACAACAGAGTGAACAGGGAGGTCGTTAGAAAGAGCCAGATTACAGATGTCTATGCGAAACAGACGGGAATAAACGTCAGGACGGCCAGAAGGAAGATAGATGACATGATAAAGAGCGGAGTGGTCAAAACCGTAAAAGACGGAAGACTTGTCTTTGTGTATTTTGAGGTTTGAATATGGATAAGGATCTGTATGATTGGATGCTGGCTAACAACATAGCCACGTTCAAGGTATTCACAACGACAGACCCGACTGGTCTGAAGAACGGTTGGAGATCTATCTATGATACGAGTATGGATGCAGTGATATTCTTCGATGGCAAGACATTTGTCATATTCCTTAGCGATGATGTCCAGATAAGGCAGATGGAAGTCATGGGAATGGAGGTCAAGCAGCATAGATTGAATCAGTTGCAGTCATGGTTAGACTCCGTAGCAGGTATTAGATTGGTAGGATATGGATCGACTAAGTTTGATGGCCCCATGTTATTGAAAGAGCATTACCTAGACATCGAACACCAAGATGTCCTGAACATAGTTGGAGAGGCAACTGAGGTTCACTACGGCGACTTCCCAAGAAGGATAGAGTTGCAGGAATTGGTGTTTTTACAAGGCCCATTCTCAAAGGCCAAACACTTGTTGTCTTATCTATCGAGTCCTTTGACTATGATATCCAATTGGAGAAAGGGCTGGATTCGCACGACCATCAAAGAGTTATGCGGAGAAGTCGGAATGCTCGCAGGACTATACAGGAACATGATAGTCTCGGAAACATTGACCATAAGGGATGAGAGAACGCATAGGAAAGTCGAGATACCGTTCAAACACGACAGGCCGACTGATCGTATAGTCGTGGGTCCTCCTCTGGAGGAAGAGTGATGGTGTCCAAGACTCCATACAAGGACAAAGTGAGCCAAGTCTGCCCCAAGTGCCGAAATAGAGTCCTCGCCATCAGGATAAACGGATTCTATTCCGGCTCCCGTGACAGGATCTTCCTCTGGGAGTGCCCACTCTGCGAATGCGTCTGGAAGAAGACGAGGCCCAGATTGAAAGTAGTAAGGACAGAAGTTTCAATAAAGGATTGACGACCTAGTGGCGGTTGATGGCAACATTCGACAAGGCTTGGGACATTGTGAAAAGCGATGATTTTGAGCGAAGGCAGTTTGAAGCCAAGATGAACAGAGGCGGTAAGAAACATTCTTGTCCTACCTGCAAACAAACTAATCGATTGTCAGACGCACAGAAAAGGCGTGGATACCAGTGCGATGAATGTGCGGATAAAGAGGAAGGATCATACGCTAATTAGGTGAAAACATGACAACATTCGACAAGGCTTGGGGGCTAATGAAAGAAGATGCACGACGGGTAAAATGTCCTACCTGTGATGAGATGGTTCGTCCTGATGAAATAGGAGGGCAAATCGTTGATTACGATCATTGGGAGAAAACAGGAGAGGGAGAAATAAGGATGATAGATTCAAAGAATCCTGAACAATGCAGATATTGTGAGTGGGGGCCAGAGGCATGACAGCATTCGACAAGGCTTGGGACATTATCAAATACGGTCCGGGTGGTAATCGTGGTGATGAGTGTCAACTGTGTGGTAAAGCGTTTAACGATGAAAACATAGCCTACGAATCTAAGAAAGGTAATGCCTTCTGCAAAGGGTGTTATAGCCAGAGAGATAGGGTGGAATAATGACTGCATTCGATGAAGCATGGAGCATATGTAAGGAGGTTAGGGACAGTGCAGGTCCCATGGAACCTGCTGAGTATGAGCAGATATGGCATGACGGAGATTCATGTGCTTGCAACACCACTGATGAAGATGCTCAGGGAGCCATCAGTGAATATCTTTCAATGAATCCCGGTATGAAGGAGTCGGATCTGGAAACGGATGACTATTTCGATGATGTTTTACGCCCTGCTGGATATAGAAGGGATTCCAAGTGGATGAAACACGGACCTCATTACTTACCAGATGTAAATGGGATTTATGCGTCTTGTGGACATTGCGGTGCGAGCAGCATTTACGACATCAGATCTGGCACTTTTGATATTAATTAGGTGAAAATATGACAGCATTCGACGCAGCATGGGAGATAGTGAAAGGGGACAATGTTCCCACTAACCCGTCCCTATGGTCGCAGGCCAAGTCAAAGGCTCGCTCTAAATTCGATGTATATCCCTCTGCTTATGCCAACGGTTGGGCTGCTAAATGGTACAAGTCCAAAGGCGGCGGTTGGAAGAAGAAGGGCAAGGGCAAGAAATGAGTATTTTCGATTCCGCTTGGAACATAGCAAAGAGTGGTTTCAAGAAGATGAAAGGGGTGCATTTCACTCTTCCAAGGGGTGAGATGAAAGTTCTTCAGGCTGAAGACGAGGATTACAAGAGAGGCGTTCTTGTCGAATTGTTGAAGGATGGAGGGTACGAAGTTGCTTATTGGTATGACAAGTTTGAGGTTTTTCCAGTTGAGGTTATAGTCGATGGCAAGTCGATAAAGAAAGACGGTAGAAAAGTCATATTGAAATTCCATCCCAAGTTGGAAGAGGCAAGGGGAAAATCAAAGGATCAGATCAGAGATGCTCAAAGGGATATGAAAGACTCGGATGGTAAAAAGGATGATTGAAAGGCCAGTATCCGATATCGTCTCCAAGGATCTTAGAAGATGGTTCAAGGAGAAGTGGGTCGATGTATCTCGGAAGGACAAGGATGGCAAGCATCCTCCATGTGGAAGGGATGAGGCCGATAAGGATAGCAAGGGATATCCCAAGTGCAGGCCGTCTAAGAAAGTGAGTGACAAGACTCCAAAGACATCGGGAAGCATGAGCGCCAAGGACAAGAAATCGGCTACTAGAAGAAAGAGAAGCAAGCCGCAGGGAGTGGGGGGCAAGCCGACCATGGTGAAATCGACCATCTGCGAATGTGATTCATGCATCATTCTGGCCAAGGCCATGCTCATCAAGGGCAAGAAAAAGGACAAGCCTTTCCATGGATACAACCCGAATAAGCACAGCCGCAAAGGCGGTCTTAACGCTAAGGGACGCGCAGCAGCGAAACGCAAGGAGGGTGCAAACCTCAAACCCCCTGTCACTGAGAAGCCATCGACCTTGAAACCCGGATCGAAGAAGGCCAAGAGGCGAAAATCATTCTGCGCTAGGATGTCCGGCGTCAAGGGGCCGACCAGTAAGGGAGGCAAACTAACCCCGAAAGGTGCGGCATTGAAGAGGTGGAACTGTTAGATGGAAGCGTTTGACAGGGCATGGGAGATCATCAGGTCTGATGAGAAGGGCAAGTTCCGTGGATACTCAAAGAACACCATAGAGGGCAGGGCAGAGAAGCAAGGCAAGGCTCGCGCTTGGAACAAGGCAAGAAAGGTGAAGAGGGGCAGAACCAGACTCAGATATTCTAGGAACAAGACCCGTGGAAATGTCAGGCCGAAGATGAGAAGACAACTAGGCGCTGGCGGCAAGAGACAATCTGTCAGCAGATGATTCACTCATGCCCTGCATGAACATAGGTTATCTTGGCGTTGGTCGGTGTCCCGGTATATCCGAGGCTACCATTGATGGTGACGGTCCTGTTAGAGATGGTGAAGTCAGATCCTTGAACTAGGTTCGCTATGAATCTAGGAGTTCCTGTCTTGTATATCATGACCTCAACGAGTTTGGTCGAGGCCTCATCTTGAGATCCGAGCGGCTCAAAGGCAAGAACCACATCAGTGGATGACCCATTGTAAGATGCAGTCTTGATGGATGTCCTGTGGACTGGTGTGATCTGGTATGCTGCCCCGGATTCTGATGGTACGTTCGCGCTCGTCGCTTGATCCGACTGGAAGAACAAGTGAGTCTCTCCCGCACCATTGGGATACGAACCTAGTCCAGTCGGGTCACGGGCGAACACGAATCCCATATCGGTGATGGGGAGGTTGCCCGTGTTGTTGGTGACGAGGGTGTTGACGGGGCTGGTGGCGGAGTTGCCGGAGTTGATGAGGGCGGATAGCGGCAGGGGCCCCGGACGTAGGAACACGCGCTTGTCGTTCACATTGCCCACAGCGACCCCACTGCTGTATGTGAGTCTGACAGCGGCCAGTACGATGGTCTGCTTGTCGAGGTGGGCCGATGGTGATTGTGGATAGACGCCTGAGCCCGTGTTGACCTCGTTGCCGTATATCATGGCGATCTTGCCCGTTATGGCCGGATCGACATAGACCAGCAGTATCCTCTCGTAGTTGGCCCCGGTCAGTGTGGGGAGGGTGCTGGAGTTCTTGGGGAACTTGCCGGTGTGGGATGACGAGGTGATGTCGATAGATGCAGAGCCTATCGAGTGGAACACCCCATCGAGGAGGACCGTCCCTGCTGCGATGGACAGCGTGGTGGACGAGTGGCTCACGGCGCAATTGCCCACAGTGCTGCTGTTGCGATTGCTGTCATTGATATCGTTAAGTAGGATGGGAACGACACCATTCAGAAGTCCGCGTTCGTTGAAGTTCGTGAGGGTCGGACTGGTCAGTATGTCCTGATCCAGAAGTCCGTCGTCCTGATAACTCTGAGCAGCCCTCTCATGTCCCTCGCCTATCGTCGCCATTACCTTACCTCCATCAGAACATCGACCCTGACCTCATTGTTTGATGTCTTGTCGATAGGCATGAACGTGGCCCTGAATGCAGGGGTGTCGAGGGCAGTGTCCCCGTGGAGGACGATCTCCTTGAGCGTCTCCGATGATGTCTCGGACGTGGTGAAGACGCCGGACACGGATACGGTCCTGTCGTCTATCTTGGTGACGGATGGTGTGATGGTTATCTGGGGGCTACCCGCGCCCCCGTCCCTGCTGGACGCCTCTCCCCCACTCGACCCCAGCGTCATCCTTGTGACGAGCGTGGATAGATGGTCTGCCAATGCCGACTTTAGTGAATCGAGGACGGGCATATCTCACATCACCTCCTTGAATAGGCTCTTGCTTTGACCGACGGGTTTGGCATAGCCGCCGCTCGCATTGACACCAATGTATCCCAATCCGCCTTGATTCTTTCCTATGACGAATCCTTGGTTGTTTATGTTTCTGACCAGCATCTTGTATGCGGATAGGACATGCACCTTGCCGCCTATGGACATCTCCACAACATCCACTATGGAACCGGCATTCTCCTCAAGCGGCTCGCTGTTCCCAGATATCGTCTGCAAGTCGGATAGTATCCCTTCTATGCCCTTTTCGTATTGAGCGATGATGAAGTCGGATGTCAGTGTCGAGTAGTTGTGGAGCGCCTCAAAGACAGCGAAGTCCCCAGATAGGTTGTGAGTGGGGAACTCGACTGAAACTATCTCTCCGGGCTGTATCATGGTCGATCTCAATGCTCCCTTGACGGTGATTACAGGGGCCCCGTTCTCGGTTCTATGGAGTATGTTCTTGGCGAGTCTGTGCGCCTCGGCCTTGGTCTTTATTCCGGGGACTTCTTTCTTTAGAGTCCTTACGAGTTCTGAGTTCGCACCTCTGCTCGCATCTGACTTCATCCTCTCCATGTCCTTGATGATGACGAAGGCTCTTTCATTCGCTGCTGATGAGTCCCCTACTACGATGATCTCGTTCGGTGCGTCTAGCATCTTGCTGACTGTTATGTCCAGTATGCCATTCGCCATGCCGAGGACGTTCCCCTTGTGATTGAAAGAGTCGGATGAATAGATGAATCCGCCAGATCTCTCGTTGACGAGTTGCTTACCATCTATCTGGCTCAATGAAGATATGACCTCCATGATGTTCAGACCTATGCTCTTTCTAGCAGTGAATGTGGGAGAGTGGTCGTTTATCAGCCTCAGGCTCGGATGAGCGTTTAACGTGTTGCTGACCTCTCTGTCCTTGCCAATGAGGTTGGCGCTGGGCGTCACGTTGTACGCGGCTAACTCAGGCGATGCATCGTTCAGCATATGCATGACTGCATCGGATGTCCTGATGCCAACGTGACCCAACTGGCCCAAGAGAGCCATGCCGGGGGACATGCCGAAGTCGGACAGGCTGTCTGCATCTATGTTCCTGAATCTCAGTATAGTGGATATGTCATCGCTCTCGACGCCAGCCACTCTGAGTCGAACCCCCGACCTGTCGATAAGATAAGGTGCGAATCTGTCTGAGGTTATCGTCTGTCCGTCGTGTCTCAATGTCGTTATTTGGTCACGAACCGGCCTTATCTTGGCTGTCGTCGCACCATCCTCTATCATAACTGGTCGCTGACTGGTCATGTAGAAGTCAGATGGATCGTACTCAAGCAGCCCTCTGAACGATAGACTGGTCTGTTTCACAGCATCGTTTGTGACATCATAGCGCCTCCATGCGTCAGAAACCTGTTTCATTGCTACAACTGCATTGTCAACGAATGTGGGTGCAATCAGGTGCGGGTGGGTCAGAGCCCTCATATCCGTCAGTTCAGATGGGGTTGAAACAGTCGTATATCGGGCAACGTAGCCCTTGAGAGATGATATTCCAGTGCTGTTCGTCACACCCGTTATACGGTTTCCAGTCTTCCCGGTATATGCTATCTTACCGGCATTGACCACGAACAGGCTACCGCTGGTAGGGAGCATGGATGCATCTTCTAAGAGAAGCGTCGTGCCGCTGTGTTCAACCACTGTGAATGATGGATATAGCCTTGCAGCAGAGTCATTGTGCTTCCTGCTTATCTCCTCTGGAAGAGTGTGTCTGGCAAAGTCTCCGCCGACTCCTGTACCGTCATTGGCGTATCTGGACTCGGACTGATGTATCGACTCGCCACCACCGGGGTGAGTGGTCTGCGAGTATCTGGGCTCTATCTCTGGGTTGAATGAGCCATCTATGGTCTTCCTAGCGGCGTCCGACTTGAAGAACTGCAACATGGCTGTGGATGGTATCAGATGATAGACGACATCATGCTCATTGGCGTCTGGGTATTCGATCTGGAATGCCCCATCCGCTGTGCTGATGAAGTCCAGAGTCCCTAGATTCATGTCCAGATTAGCCTCAAAGACGCCATATCTGTTGTCCCTAGTCAATACCAGATCCTCGTAGTCGCCGCTCTCAAACTTGACACGGGCTCCATGCACCCATCCATCCTGCAACTGCTGTGATGCGAATCCGAACATCTTCAGAGGCCTCACTAGGCGGACATAGTAATCGACATGCTTCCTTCTTGGATGCGATATCATGCCAGCGCCGGAGTTTCCATCTATCTCCGTTGATATCGATCCATCCTTCGTTCTATTGAGATACGTCTTCCTGAGTATGTATGCCCCACCCCATGAAGGTAAATCCGCTGAACCTCTAACAGACCATGTGTCTTTGGCATACTCCTCCGCTGTGACAGCCAGTGATGATCCACCCTTCGATGCATTGGTGTCAGGGCTCCACACTGGTTTGGTGTGTTGGCCGGAGATGGTCTGGGAGGTGGGGGACGAGGGGTCGAGGGTCATGCCCTTGGTCGTGAATCTGGTGTTTATCGTCCATGATGGCGTCACAGGGAACTGCTGCCCGATGCCGAGGTCGCTGTTGAGAGAGTATGCCTTAGTGCCCACAACGGCATACTCCACGTTGGC